GGCCCCAGGTTGTCGAGGAGTGGTGGCCCAACGGGCTCGACCTGGTGAAGTTCTCCTGGAAGGCTTTAGCTGACCAGCTATTGCAGCGACAGGAGCTCGGCGAGAGGATTTTCCGAGGGGCGTACCGCATTTGCCCAGTGGCGGTGGACAGTTCCTACCGGCCAGAGTCGGGCGTCGTGCAGACTTGTCTGGCGCTGGCTCAGGCAGCCAAGACAGCAAAGCACTGGGTGCGAGTCCTGAGTGGCTGCTCCACCGGGCACGAGGCAGTCCACTACCTCTCCAAGGGGGCGGGGCTGCCGAAGGTCGGCGAGTTCCTTGCATACCAGGTCGTCCTCGACTTGGCGTACCTTGCGTTCTGGGGGCACCGCATACACGACGACTCATTCTACATCCTCGGCCCCGGAGCGATAGCGGGGGTGAGCGACCTTAGGAAGAGGGGGCGATTGCTCCCCGACCGATTCTTCCTAAGGCTTTACGACGAGCAGTTTGAGGAAGGCTTCCTCGACCAGATGGCGCACAGATATGCTGGCGTTGCGTGGCCTGAGCTCGCCTACCCACGCCGCCAGCACGCACCGCTCACCCTGAGCATGAATAATGTGGAGTTCGCACTGTGTGAGTTCCACAAATACAACGTGGCTCGCGGACTTGTCCGTGGACGCCGCAGGAGGAGAAAGCATGTCAGATAGACCAGAAGTGCACCAGTCCCACCTTGGGATGTTTCACAGGTGCCAGCGGCAGTTCCAGTTCCGTTATGGGAAGACATATGGAATCGGCGCCGACAACATCATAATCCCACCGGGGGTGGCCGCCCTCATAGGCACTGCCACTCACGCCAGCATCGACGAGAACCTCAAGCACAAGATAGCGAACGATGGGGTGCCCCTGCTCCCGGACGAGGCCCTGGACGTGGCCCGCGATGCGGCGAACGCCCGGTGGGCAGCGGGGGAAGTGCTGCTGACCGAAGAGGAGGCCGCAAACCAGGCAGTCACCAAGGGCAACCTGATAGACGTTTCAGTACTGTGTGCGGCTGCTCACTACGACAAGGTGGCCCCGACCCTCAATCCCCTGGCTGTGGAGGAGGAGTTCACAGTCCTGCTCCCGAAGGAGTCCTTCGACCTGGGGGGGCGTCTGGACATCCGCGAGAAGAACGTTCTGCGCGACACCAAGACAGCCAGCTCATGGCCGGCAGCCGACTATGCCAACAACCTGCAGAACGCACATTACTCGCTCGGAATGAAGGTGAACCTGAAGCGCTATCCATCGTACATGTACAATGATGTGTTAGTCAAGCCCCGGTGGTCGAAGGCCAAGCAGGAGTGGGGGGCGGTCGGAGTGCGGACGGTCAAGGTGAGATTCCAGAAAGTGATGGTCGACCGCCTCTTAGAGCGGATACGCCTCATGATGGAGACGGTTGAGTCAATAAGGGAGGGGAAAATCCGGGCCGCATACGCCAACCCTGACCACTGGGTGTGTACACGGAAGTATTGCGGTTACCACAAGATGTGTCCGGGGTACACCGGGCGATGATAAAGTTCGCGGCAGCCACCATCAGGCAACTACAGCGGGAACTCCGGGCAGCAGGGCGCAGGCCCACCCGTTGTAAGACCTGTGGCAACATGACAGCAGAGCCGAACACGGGTGGGCCCTGCCTTCTGTGTCAGATGGAGGCTCGCTTACGCAGGAGCTTACACGATGAAGGAGGAGACGATGAAGAAGGGAGTAGCGGTACCAACAGAGGAGCAGCTCGGCCATATGCTCGGAGAACTGGCCCGCTCAGCATACTATGCAGGGCAGCGGAACCTTTCTGACCGCAGCTGGCACGCAGCGGTGAGGCGCATCATTCGGCGCTTTGGGTACAAGTGGAGTGCGGAACAAATAAACAAGTACACATGGGGCTGAGCCCCAGGAGGAATCTATGTCAGACGTCAACAATAACCAGCAGGCCATGCCGCCCTCTGCCGGCGACATAATTGCAAGCGGGGATGGGGTGCTGCAGGTGCAGACCAGGGAAGCCATGGTGCTGGCCCGCCAGTTCCCCCGCGACTTGGCGGTCGTCACGCGCAAGGCCGTCCAGATTTCTGGCCTCGCCGGTGAGGACTTCTATTATCGGTGGCTCGTCAAGAACAAGGACGGCACAAAAGACTACGTCCAGGGAGCGAGCGTTCAATTGGCGCTTGAGGCATTCCGGCTGTTTGGCAACTGCACGGTAGTCCACCGGCCAATCCAGAGCACTCGCTTTGAGTGGATATTCACAGCCGCAATCACAGACCTCGAGACCGGCAGCACCTACGAGCGCCCCTACCGCATGGACAGGCAGTTTGAGATTTACGGCAGGATGGACAAGTTTCGGAAGGATGATATCCGCTTCCAGATTGGCGTCAGCAAGGCAGCCCGGAATGCCATCCTCAACTTTATGCCCCAGCATCTCATCGACGCCATGCTCGAGGCTGCCATGAATAGCGTCCGCAACCGTGTAGTCGCAAAGCTCAAGGAGGCGGGCGGGGACATAGAGGCGCTCATAGAGCCGATGATGGAGCAGTTCGCCGAATACGGGGTCAGCGATGAGATGCTCGCAGAGGCGTACGCCAAGCCTCGCGATACGTGGCAAGTGGAGGAGCTCGTCATGATGCTCGGAGACCTCAAGGCACTCAAGTCCCGTAAGGAGACCGTGGAGACGCTCTTCAGCAAGCCAGAGCCAACCGCCGAAGAGGAGGCAGAAGCCCCCGCAGCGTCGGCTGCAGGCGACCCCATATCGGTACAGGACATGGAGCCCGGCCCTAAGAAGGCGAAAGCCAAGCCGAAGGCTAAGGGCAAAAAGAAATAGCGGACAGCAGAGAGCTGGGGTGTGACTTGCTACAACGAGTTGGGGGCGGTGCCTCCTTGGCCGCCCCCCACCCCAGTAAAGCCACAACACTAAGGGAGAGTAGGATGGTAAGAGCTAAACAGAAGAGCCCGGTCGGCACTCCTGTGCCTGACGTTGAATGTAACGACTGCCCATTCTGTGGCGCCAAGGGGGTAGCTGAGCTTTACCCCAACAAAAGGGACGGCGTACCTTCTGGTCGTTGCACCAACAAGGACTGTCGAGCGACGTATGCCGTTGACACCAAGACAAAGCCTGGGACGTGGAATCGCTTCCGGGCGGCCAACGCTGCTTACAGGGAAGAGAGCGGGGCCACCCCAAAGCCAAAGCCCAGGGCAAAGCCAAAGCCAAAGGCTGAGCCACACTCAAAGCGCAAGCCAAAGCCAAGGGCAAAGCCAAAAAGGAGGGTCAATATCGATGACCTTACAGACGTTTGACATTGATGGGCTCCCGGTTAGCGCTGAGGCCTTGCTTGATTTGATGGCAAACCGACTCAGGGCACACCATGGTCGGGGCAATCCAGCCAAGGGGGCAGCAATAGCACGAGCCCTGAGTATAACTCAGCAGAACGTGGCCGCTCTCAGGCGTCTTGCTTGGGCCCGTGGGATACCCATCGGAAGCTGTGGAAAGGGGTACTACTTTGCCTTTTCCCCCGATGATTTCGAAGACACGATTGCACACACCAGGCAGCGAGCACAGGCTGCCGAGACAAACCTGCGGTGGTGCCAGTCGATACTACAAGAACTAAGGAGAAACCAGATGCAGCTCAGAGGTACACCCCATGCATCTAAGGAGTAGGATGGTGAAACCTGGATTCTTCCAGAACGAATCCCTCGCGACCCTACCATACAGGGCCCGGCTTTGCCTGATTGCTCTGTGGTGTGTTGCTGACAGGGAGGGGAGGCTCGAGGATAGGCCAGTCCGCCTCAAGGCGGTGCTTTTTCCATATGACGAAGACATGGATGTTGAGGCCTGCTTGCGGCTGCTGGCTGAGGGGGATGACCCATTCATCGTCCGCTACACGGCCAGCTTGGATGGCGATGCCGGTTCCGAGCGGCAACTCATCCAGATACGACACTTCACCGACCACCAGCCGATACATTGGCATGAGGCTGCTTCCATATATCCTTGTCCTGCAACAGCTTCGTCTTGTAAGCCTCTTGCAAGCCCCTTGCAAGACTCTTGCAAGACTCTTGCAAGAGGGTCTTGCCAAGTAGGTATAGGTAGAGGTAGAGGTAATGGAATTAATACTAATCTAAAGAGTAAGAAGGGGAATTGTAAATTAACAAAGGAAGAGATTGAGATTGCCACCAGCGTCATCCGCGAATGGGAGAGCATATGCCCCCACTTGCCGAGCGTAAAGCATTACAAGGATGGCACACTGCACTTGCCGCCCGCCCGAGTACGCAAGATTCTCAAGAGAGTCAAGGAGCTTGAGAAACTCGAGTCAAACATCGGGGCGTACTTTCAGTCCATTGCTGACAATGAATTCCTGTCCGGCCGAAAGACGAACTGGGCCGCGACAATAGACTGGGTGCTCAACCCAACTAACATGCTGAAGGTTCTGGAGGGCCATTATGCAAAAGACCAGCGCACTGCGTCCCGGCGAGCCAGAGAGAAAACTGGCAAGACGACTGTTTGAGGATTATTGGCACCCAATAGCCGCAAGCAACCCGAGGCACGCCAGGGCCACAATACACCACCCAAACATCAGCGATGAGCTGAGGGGAGCCATAACTGACAGTGTGGCGTCCGTTATCTCAGGGAAGCCGAGGGGGCTGTTGCTGATGGGTGACGTTGGTGTCGGGAAGACATCGCTGTTGTTTATAATCTGGCGACGCCTGATGAAGCTTGGGGCCATGAAGCTCGTGATGTGGCACAAGCTCCACGGGGGGCTGAAGGTGCACAAAAATGGAAGCACCACCCCATCGCACTGGCTCATCCTACAGAAGCAGACACACTCCCTATTGAGAACGTTCGGCTGTACAAAGCAAACTCACTCAGAGCTCGTAGAGGGGCTGCGTGATGGCACCAACCAAATAGGCAGTACCCTCAACAACGCCCGGCCATTGTTGATTGATGACTTCGGGCGCTCTTATGCCGACTCTCGTGGGTGGAATGTGTCCTTGCAGGATTCACTGTTCGACCTGCGGTGGCGGTGCGGCCACCCAACGTACGTGACAACGAACCTCACCCCCGAGGGAATGCGAAGCATGGGGCGGGAGTGGGATGCGATTGTTGATAGGATTGCTGACCCTGCTTGGATGGAGGCGTGGACAATCGGTGGCCCAAGTCAACGAAAATGAAATGCGTGAACGTGCGCTACGTTGGCTCAGCGACCGGAGCCACCTTGCGACAGAAGAGCCGTCGTCAGTGATGGCCGGTTACACAAAGGCCCAGACGTGGCGCATATATCAGCGCTTGATTGCTAACCCTCATGTGTATGGTAAGGTTCTGACGAACGTTTGTTGGAACGCCAGAAAGGACTTCGATGAAACGGAGCATTGACATGTTTGGAGACGTGCTTGAGTTCATGGTAAAGAACGACCAGGTGGGGACTCCGGCCCCGAAGCTCCCGGACTATGCAACCGTCATGCTGCGGTTGCGCCTGATGGCCCAGGAGTACGGAGAACTCGTGGAGGCGATGGCGAGTGGCGACTTGGTGGCGATTGCCGACGCCATAGCCGACCTGACCTATGTGGTCCAGGGCACGGCGGTTGCTTATGGTATTGACATCCGCCCGGTGTGGAACTTGGTGCACCACTGCAATATGCAGAAGAGCGGTGGCAAGGACATGGGCGGGAAAGTTCTCAAGGACAAGGAATTCATTCCGCCAGAGCCCGGCATCAAGCTTCTGCTGGAGAATCAGGAGCCGATATGGCAGCGCTTATAAGATACCGTTGCCATCGGTGTGGGGCCACGACTCGGCAGCAGGCTGAGGCGGGGGCGGAGATTCCCAACGAGATACCATGTCGCTTGTGCAAGGCGGTTGGTAAGAACAGCAACATGCTGCGTGATGGCTACAGCCCGACAAAGCTGAAGCCATGGCAGCGGAAACGTGGAAGGAGGGAGTGATGTACAACCACATCTGGGCTCCGTATTTTTTGCATGCTGCGTGGTGGCTCATCGTAGGGGCCGCACTCACGCTGATGCTCGGCAACATCCGCAACTGGTGGGTGCGCCGCCACAAGCTCGTAGTTGAATCGAAGCTGAATGGCTGCCTGTACGGGCACATGACTTACTCCGGTGGGGTATACAACGTGATACTCAGCGAGGCTGAGAAGGTGAGCGAGAAGCACAACATCAGCATAACGGTGCCCCCGCTAAAGCGCCGGGGGCCGCAAGGCTACATCGTGCCAGAGGGCGGCGAGTCCATCCCAGCTGAGGAGTTCGACCTGGATGAGATAGGTGGCGAGTGGCAGGAGAAAAGGAGGAAGACGTGAAGCGTGAGATGCAACCTGTGGTGGCCCACTCTATCAATGGCGTCATATACAAGCTGGCTCGAAAGCTGGCCAACCAGTCCGCCCCCGAAGTCCCGAGCCGGGCTGGTACCGTGCGCGAGCTGCACAATGTAAATGTGCTGGTGCGCTCCCCACGGCATCGTCACGTCTACCTCAAGGGGCGCAAGAACGACCCATTCGCTGCTTGCTGTGAGCTATGGTGGATACTGGCTGGCAAAGATAGCCTGGAGCCCGTTATGGCTAAGGCACTCAAGCGGGCCTATGACTTCAGCGACGATGGGCTAAGGTGGCACGACGCCTACGGCCCTCGTCTTATGGGGCCGTTGCCTGAGGAGGGCCTGCCGGTCGACGAGGGCGCACCATCTCCGTTTGACGAGCTGATGCGCACGTTCCGGCAGGAGGGGCTGTGGACACGTCGCGGAGTGGTGGGGCTGTGGAACCAAGCCACGGACACCATAAGTGCATTTGAACGGCGCTACAGCAAAAGCAGCCGGGCGGCCATCCCGTGCAACAACATGCTCTACTTCTACGTCCGCCCAAACCGCGATGGGTTGCACGAGCTGCATTGCCACGTCACCCAACGTAGTGCCGACCTGCTCTGGGGGCTGAGCCACGTGAACATGTTCGCATGGACAGTAGTCCAGGAGATTGTGCAGGTCTTGCTCACCGGAATGCTGGACGAGCGTGTTTCCCTTGGGCAATACACCCATAGTGCATTGAGTGTGCACGGTTATGGGGCGTGTGAATCCCAGGTGAACAGCATGGCACATGCTAATCCGCCGAGCAAGCATTACCCGACGTTCGCGGTTCACCTGCCGGTAGGGATGAGCGCTAAAGAGTTCAGGATGTTCGCCAAGGACGTATATTGTGGCATAGCCGAATGTGCGGAGGGCAGGACGGCCACTCCATTGACCACAATCCGCTGGGCGTTCATCAATCATGGGGTGCCCCTCGCGGCCAACGCCCTCGCTGACTATGCGTATGCCGCTGCTTATTACATGGCCTACAAGGCACAGTGTGTCCCTGGGGCGTTTGCACGGGGGGCGCTGGCGTGTGTTGCCCCTGATTTTTGGGCTGCACTAAATCATAGCCCATTCAAACCATGGAGGAAGTTATGAGATTATCAGAAGCAGGCCTGAACGGCGACACAGTGAGAGTGCACGTGGACGCTGCTTGCCGTGGCAACCACCTGGGGGGTCGGTCCGGCAGAGTTGGCCTCGGGGTCGTCGTCCGCCCGCCCGGTGGCGAGGTTGAGGAGTTCTTTGAGACACTGCCTGACCCAGCCACAAACAACATCGGTGAGTACCACGCCGTTACCCGTGGGATTGAGATTGCCACGGGAAAATATCCGAACCTCAGGGTCTTGGTTTACAGCGACAGCAAGCTGGTGGTGGAGACCGTGCGGGGGCACTGGCGTTGCCGGGCAGAACACCTGAAGCCACTGGTCGACCGCATACAGGCATTGTGTGCGGCTCATGAAGCGTCAGTGTCCGTGCTGTGGCTACCTCGAGATACGACAGGGCAGCAGATGGCTGATGCGCTGGCAAACAAAGCACTTGACACGATAGGAGAAATCGATGCACCCGAAATACACACATAAGCTGGACACAAGGGCAAAGGTGGTGCCCGACCGCAAGGCCTGGATGGTTGAGATTGCACGGGGCCAGGCGGTGGCCCACTTCGGTTGTTGTGGCAGCACCCCACCGAAAGAGAACAGGGGGGCCGGTGGTAACCTACACGAGCGCTTGTCCCAAGTGGCTGCGAATCTACGGGGGCTGGACAACAACGACGAGTGGATTGCGGAGCTGGTCAGCATGGGTCATGATGTGGTGTACGCCGATTTTGAAGACCCCAACCATCCGGAGATTATCGGGGCCTGCCGCACCTGCGAAGTGCTCATGCTTCCGGAAGTGCTGGAGCACCTGTCTAATCCGGGCATTCTGCTCGACACAATCCGCGGCACAAGTTATCGGGGGCGGCTGGTGGTCAGTGTTCCGAATGCCTTCAGCCTGTACGCCCGGCTATCGCTCGGGCTGGCGCATGAGGAGCTTGTGCACGAAGACCATGTGGCGTGGTACTCCCCGACGACGCTCACAACCTTGCTGGCTCGCCACGGATTTGTGGTCCGTGAGTTATTGTACTACCAGTGGCCGAAGCAATCAGACACGATATTCTCGCCGACCGGCATTGAGTCGGGGTGGCCATTCTTCGCTGACGGCATACTGGCGGTAGCCACTTGCGATGGCCTGCTGCATGCGGAGGCCCTCTGATGGGGCGCGTGGAAGGACGAAGCCGCCTGGTTGCCCTGGAGCTGGGGGTGCGACACCTGGACTACGGGGAGATTGCTGCATCCTCGGCTGACAGGCGACTGCCGAAAAAGATTGCTCTGTTCGACGAGGCCGGCAAATCCCATGCATACTTCCACTTGGAGTTTAATCCAACTGACGACAGCCAGCCCAGCCTGGAAGTATACATACGCTCAGACGTCGATGTGAATGAGCCTGCACTTTTGCCACCGAGCATGACAGTGCATTCCGCAGAGGAGGAGCACGGGCCACATGTCGCCGGGGCGCTGTGGCTGATGGATGTGCTGAACTTGCAGTCATACTCAATGATGAAGACGATTCACGGATTGGCAGCTGTGGTGAAGCTCGTCACCCCCCGTGTGGAGTACCTGGCTGAAAACTTGCCGAAGGGGACGGCTTTGGCTGACGCCGCCCACCAGGCCCTGGAGTACCTGAAAGGAGTGCGCCAATGAAGGGAAAACGACTACTTATTCTGAATCGGTTCAATAATAAGTTCGCGGCCATGTATGCGGATTATTTCAAGAGCCGAGGGAACACCGTCCGCCTTATGCTGGGTGGCCCCTCTGCGGCTGAGATTACGATGGCGGCACATGATGCCGACATAATCCTCAGCACCTGGGCTGACCCGAGCCTTGCCGTTGTCACAAAAGCGATGCTGCCTGACAGCCCCTGCATAGTCACCCACCTGCGGTCGTACGAGGTATTCGAGCCCCGGCTTCTGCACATGGTGGACTGGCGTCGTGTGGACGGCGTTGTGTTTGTGGCGGAGCACGTGCGGGAGTATGCGAACAAGGCACATCCGCAGGTGTTCAGGTCGATTGTGCCTGAAACAACCGTGATTCACAATTCGGTGCCGGTCGCGGCCACCCCCATCGTGAGGCGAATAGCCGACGTGCCCCCAAGGCGGTTGTATCACTTCGGCTACCTGAACCACAAAAAGGGCATTCCGCTCCTACTCCAGTGCTACATGGCCCTGCTGATGCGCTATCAGGCAGGCACGGAATTGCACTTGTGTGGGGAGTGGCAAAGTGCCCGTTTTGAGCAGTACTTCGAGGCCATAGTGAGTGCCCCGGTTGCCAGCCGTGGGGGTGTCGTCAAGTTCCACGGGTGGTGCACCCCCGAGGAGATGGCGGGGCACCTGGAGGACGCCGACCTCGTGGTGTCCACGTCTCCCTGGGAGGGCTGCCCGCACGCAGTAATCGAGGCCATGGCTGCAGGGCGTCGGGTGTTGGTGCACGCGTGGCCGGGGGCTGCTGACCTATTCGGTGCCGACTTGTGCTTTGGCACCGTCGATGAGTTTGTGGAGAAGGCGGGGCGCATCTGGCCGACTGAAACGCCGACGGCGCTTCGCGACGTGGCAATGCAGCACTTCAATTCAGAATTTCAGCTACCGAAACTGGAACAGTTCATAGACAAGATGGAGGAACGACACAATGCCAGCAAAATTTGAGACGAGCACAGCCCCGGAGTTGGGCGTTATGAAGTTGGCTGCCGGGATGCTGTTTGGCGGGCGTCAGGTGTGGGTGGCCGGGCGTGCCCCCGGTGGCCCTTGGCGCTATGTGCCGAAAGAGGGCCGCATAGTTGCCTTGGCCGCTAGCGGAGGCAGCGAGTGTGGTGCGGTGGTGAAGATTCGATTGGAAAGGCCTGAAACCGGGCAATACGCACTTGAGGCTTCCGTCGAAGAAGTCCACTTTTCCCTCGAGTCTGCCCTTGCTGCTTGCCATGCAAAGGCGGAGGCCGCAGCCGCTGCCATCATCCGCGAAACAAAGGCCGCCTGCCAAGGCCTGCCGCCGGAGGACGGTGCAGGTGCCGATTCGTAAGCCACTGCCGGCTTGGAGGGGCCTGGACGCCCCTCCTGGCCGTATTTGCAGGACGCTGCAAGGACGCTGGAGCGCTGTTCGTCGTCGGATGGGGGCGGTGCATCGTCAGGTCAGTGTCCGGACGGCAGGGTCGGCGCTGGGTCGCTCGCAAAAACGTGACTCAAAATTCCCATCGCAAAGCATTGCGCGGGAGCAAGATGGCGCCACGCAGAATAAAAATGGGACAGATTTCTTGTTCCAGCGGGAACGTCGCAAAAAAATCGTCACGCGCAACCTTCTGTGTTGCTCGGGCTTCTGTGGAATCGACGGAAAATGTGAAAAAACTCTTGTGTTTTCTTTCAAAAACACCGATATTACTCGTGTAGCAAGAAACTAAACCAAGGAGACACAAATGGACTACAACTTCACCGACAAGCGCTTCCGGGGGACAATCTTCCGCCGCAACTCCAGCAAGGCCATCGAGGCCAAAGCCTACTACCGCTCTCTGGTGGCAACGGTCGCCGGGCACGGTGGCTTTGTGGCAGCTTCGCGGGCCGGGGACGACATGATTTTCCAGCTGTGGGCCCCGGAAGGAATGGTGTGGGACCGGCACGGGCTGGGAGAGAGCGCAGTTGTGACTTTCCAGTTTGACGTCAGCAGCGATTGCGACCTTTCCGAAATGCGTGCGATGCTTTTGGTGGCGGACGGTGGCGTTCGCAAGGTCTGAACCTTTTTTACGTTTTTGGAGGACTCTACGATGAACACAGAAGACAGAAACTTCGACCCGAGCGCCCTGAACGAGTATCAGGTTCGCCGGGGCCCCGGTGCCAACTCTTTTGAGGTATGGGGCCGCGACCACCGTGGCTCACACCACCTTGCCACGTTCGCACCGCACAGCGGAGACGAGCCGGAGTTCCAGCTTGTCGAGCGGATGGCACATTTGTACAGCGACCAGCAGTGCTGCTGGCGGTCCAGTTTCTACGAGTACGTAACGCCGGAACAGTTTGAACTGATGTACCGGCTGGCCGATGCGGCTGCGGGCGCTTGCGACGACCCCGAAGTGCAGTCGCCTGCCGGCTGTCAGCGACTCTTCGAATACGGCCGTATCGGCAACGGGCGGGGAGCACAGCGCCGCTGGGGCTGGCTCGGCTGCTCGGAGGGCGCTATCTGCGACACCGACCTGAACCGGCTTCTGGTCCGGGCCACGAGCATCTTTCTTGGATTCACGGGTTAAGGAGGACACAATGGTAGAAGTAAGGTATCGCGCTCAGTTTGTGCCGGACGACGAGTTCGGGCATTTCGACGTTGAGGGCCTGAGGGGTGGGGGCGTCTTTGCCTCCTTCCCCCGCACCGGCAAGGACGACGAGGTCACAGCTGAAATAGCAGCACAGTACGCCGTCAGCGGGGGGTGTTGGCCGGGCACGGACGCGTTCTTGCGGCCGGGCACGTTTGCGCTCATGTACAAGGCGGCTCGGGCTGTTTGTCGTGCTATAGCTCGGGACGGCTATAAGCCACCGCCCGCGACGGCTATGTGGGTGCGTCGCCGGGGCACATGGGTGTGGCGCGGATTCGGCCATAATCCGGTGGAGGAGCGGGGCTACGACATAAAGCAGCTGCTTGTACACGTTCTGTCCCACCTGCGAGTAACGGTGACAAGGTGACCAACCGCCAGGGGCCGAGAGGCCCCTTGGCACTAACCCCGACCGCCCGCGAGGGCAAAGGAGGCGGAGAGATGAAAGCACAAAAGAAACGTCGTTGCCGAAAGTGCGGAAGCCGCAATACTCGCTTGTGGCGTGGAAAGCTACAGCCAGACCCAAGACACCCCGACGATAGAAGTTACGATGAGCGCAAGGCGGTTGTTACCTGCCTTGACTGTAGACACAAGGACAGAATGACCGAGTGGCATGGGTTGCTCTCTAACACATTCGCCCAATAACGCCCGCGAGGGCAGGAGGTAGATGAAATGAGTGAATACACATTTAGAGTCAGGCCGAAGGAGGCCGCCGATGACGACAAGTAATGACCCTCTTGTGAATAGGGCTGAACTGGCAGCGAGCAGGGTTCGCCGATTAACCGAAGCTATCAGCAATGCGGTAGAAGATGAGATCGCCGCGCTCAAGGCCGAGTGCGAGAGGCTGCGGGAAGAAGTAACCACCGCCCCGCCGCAGTCGGCGCAGGAGTGGGCGGGCAACATGTGGTGCGATGATGAATTGACCGAAGCAATGATGCAATACGAGCGTGCGGTCGAATCGGACCAAGCCATAGCCGCAACCGAGAGAATTACCGCCCGCCTCGCCGCCCTGCTGACGGAGTACGCCGAGCAGCGTACCGCCAAGATGAGGGGGGCGTTGGAGAGATGCATCGAACTCCTACAGTTATGCGATTGCGATGGTGACCGGGCAAAAAACATCCGGGCACCAGAAGACGATGCTGTAAGACCACTCTGTGAGGGGGTTGGTTATGGAGCTATCATGGATTCAGCCCAACGTCAATGGTTCCTCAAAGATAATGATGGGTGTCATACTTGTGGCCCATGTGCGGCGAGTGTTAGGTTTGCTCTCAAAAAGGCCCGTGCCGCCCTGAAAGAAAGCGAGGAGTGAGATGGATGACAAGGAAAGAATCGAACATGCCGCTGCGTTGTGCTACGGCAGCTACTGGGAGTGGAAGCGCGTGAACGCTTCGCAGGTGCTCATAATCTTCGACGAGGAGGACAAGGACTACGGCTTTTTCCGCGTAACGTTCTCCGACGCCATCGCTGCCAACATGTGCGCCATCGCTGCCCACATGTGTGATTTGCACAATATGGCGGTTGCCAACTCCGAGATGTCCCTGCACGTCATGCGGGCCGTGATAGCCCGAGAGGGGGTGCCAGAATGAACTATGTATACTTCAGGAATCTGTTCGTGGACAACTCGCGGAGGGCATCGTCGGAGCGGGGGCGCTTTGCGCGGATGTCGCGGTTGTTCGCCGCACCGCCGACGTGTGATGCGGTCTCTGCCTTGCGGCTGCTTGCGGTAGGGGCCGGGGTGCCCCGCCAGGCAAGGCTGGCCACCGAGCAGCACCATCCGTCCGGGCGGACGGTAATCTGGGTGACCGACGAGGAGCGGAAGCGCCTTGTGTCCATCGGCGCTCAGCCGGTAACGGCAGCCCAGGCCGAAGCCCTGCTCTCCGGGGAAAGGTGTGAGCGAGTGTTATTGCCGTCCCAGCGGCAGAGGCGGTATCCGCCGATGGGGGGTGTTGCATGATACGTAGCGACTTACGCAACTGGTACGTGGCGGTGGTGTCGTCCGGACGCCCCGAGAACGTAGCGCCCCTCACAGCGCTGATTGGCCCGGCAACGTGGTTCGTGCAGGACGACGCTCCCGAGTACCTCGCCGAGGCCCGCAAGCTCAAGACCCACACCCCCACCATAGTGCACGTGGACGACCGGAATCCCAAGGGGCGGTTGCCCCGAGTGCGGAACATCGCATTGGAGCACGCCTTCCGGCACGATGCAGTGTGCGTGATGTGCGACGACGACTTGCAGTCCTTCTCCCGCGACAAGGTCATAAAGCGGGGCAAGCGCAAAGGCGAGACCCAGTGTGAGGGCATAAAGCTCGAGTTCGGGCACGTCATCAACGAGTTCTGGGCGGCATTCCAGAACGTACCCGAGGCCCACCTGGCAGGGTTGCCCGCAAAGCACCACTCATGCTGGATGGCCGCTGTCAAGAACGAGGTATACCACACTCACGGCTTCATAATCACTCGGCTTATCGCAGTCCGACCAACCCACTTGCGTTTTGACCCCACGTTCACGCTCAAGGAAGACTACGATTATTCGTGCCAGCACCTTGAGGAATACGGGGCCGTAGTGCGAGTTGAGCAGGTGTACGCTGAGTACTTGCGGTGGGAGAACAAGGGGGGCCTCCAGGCCCACAACGTGCGCGGAGAGGCCCAGGAGCGCTCCGCCAACGCCCAGCTCATGGCCAAGTGGCCGGGCGTTTTCCGCGAGAATGCCGGGCATTCGCATGGTGGTCAGCTGGTCATGCGGTGGCCGCTCAAGCGCAAAAAGTACGAGGCCCAGCAGCGCAACTTGTTCGACTGACTTGGTTTAGGGGCACGGCAGCGCAGGGAAGGTGGTCTTACCTCCAAAGGTCACCTTCCCACCCCTCTCTTCTAATCCCTTGCCTTGCTTAACATTAAGCTCAATCTAAAATAAATTTAATTAAAAGTCTTTGCAGTCTTCCAATGTAGAGGCATCTTTCTGATGGAACCCCTCTCCTCTCTCGAGGTTAAGAGTATACAGTTCCTGAAGGGAGTGTCACAGGTGGCAACGCGCAAGAGCACAAAAACCAAGGCCAAGGCCAGTGTGACATGGACGAGGGGGAAGAGGAAGTTGCAGGAGCAGCATCATCATTTCGTCCGCTCCCAGATAGGGGCATTCGTACTTTCACCCAGCACCATCAGAGACCGTCTCGAGTCAAAGGAGTACGGCGAGGAGTACGGCTTCACGCCAATCAAGGTCACCACCGGCTGTGTCCGGAAGGTCATCAATGCAATCCCTCCAATCACTCTGTCGCAGATGCAGGCAGCTTTTCTTCAGGACTTTACCCGAGTGCCTCTTGCCCACAAGAAGAACCGCATTGAGGAGCTGAGCGTCCTCTACGAGAAAGTCGACTCGCTTGTCGGCAAGAATGGCGATGAGATATCTGACATAGTCAAGCTCCGGCAGAAGCTGGCAATCCTCAGGCAGATACAGGACGAGGCGGGGGATGACGTGGAGAGGCTTATCGAGGCGCTCACCTCAAGAGGGGTCACCGGGGAGGCCGCAGCCACCGTAGCCATCAACCAGACAACCCTGAGACAAGTATCGTTCGTACTCTCCCAAGCTGCGAGCGGTGTTGAGGCAGTCGTGACAAAACCGGATGCTGAGGTGGGTAGCGACCTCATGTCGTTTGAGTCCTCCAGCTCACCCACCTTGGCACCCCCGGTTGAGTCAGTGGAAGGAGGGGAAGCATGAGCATGGGTGCAGCATGCATCGCTCCTCTCACTAAGTCATTGTGGGACAACGCCCGTTTTTGCGGAGTGAACCATGAGCATGGGTGCAGCATGCATCGCTCCGAGAAAATGCCACAACGCCATGAGGAGCAGGGGCTTGCGGGAAAAAGTGCCATTCCAAATAGTCTGGCTACTCGTCGAAAAAGGATGCACAAGGGTGCAGCATGTTCACTCCGTCGAGCTAAGTCATTGTGGGACACTGGAAAATTTCGGAGTGTTGAGGATGCACAGGGGTGCAGCACCCATCACTCGGCAGCAGGGTGCCCCCGGTGGCCAGGCGTGGGGAGCTGGTCACCGCTGGTCATCCTCCGCACACTTTTCGTAAGTCGCTGCACTGCAACAAAGGCCTCAAAGCAGCATGGGCACCCAGTGATGGTCACACGGGCTCTTTCCCGTAAGTGGCTGACACTACGTCGAAGCGCCCAGGTGTGGGGAGCGGTGGGGAGCTGGGCACATGGGGGCTTGTCATGAGTGAACCTCGCAACCTCCAGGATGCCATGGCTCAGGGGATGGGCTACATTCGGGCCCGTTGGCCCCGGCTCTACCTTGCCCTCAAGCATCATCGCACGACACAGAAGCAGGAGATGACATTCGACGACCGCCCATGGCTCCTCGCTCTGTATCAGGACAATGACCCCTACATCGTCGTGAGGAAGTGTGTACAGGTGGGAATCTCTGAGTGGGCCCTCTGCGAGATGTTCAACCTGGCACGTCAAGGCAAGAGGGGCATGTACCTGCTGCCCGATGATAGCTGGTGCTCTACGTTCGTCGGTGACCGGCTTGACGGACTGCTGAGCCGAGTGGAGGAGTACCGGGCCGCGACAAAGGCAGCCGAGAAGGAGACTGACTCTCGCCGCATGAAGTCAATATACGGCAGCACATGGAAGTTCGCCGGCACCACCGCCAAATCACAGGGCTCAACGATGTCAGTGCAGAAGGCCAAGGCAGCCTTTGAGTTTCAGGCCAGCGCCTTGCTGATTGACGAGCATGACGAGCACATCAAGGAGAGGCTGGCATGGTTCAATGACCGGCTCGCCTCAGAGAAGAATCCAATCATCAGGGTATTCGGCAACCCATCGATTGACGGCACCGGCATAGCCAAGAAGTACAGCCGCACCGATGCGAAGATATGGGAAGTGCAGTGCCCCGGCTGCGGTCATCATCAGGAGCTCGACTGGTATCAGCACTTTGTCCAGGAGAGGACGCCGGGGGGTGGCGAATGGGAGCTGCGTGATACGGCTATGTCAGAAGTGGGGGAGCCGAGGCCCGTGTGTACCAGGTGTGGGGTGCCATTCGACCGATGCGGCCATGGTCGGTGGCGCTCCACCAATCCTCGTGGCGTCGGCTCTGGGTACGCTGTGAGCCGTCTGTTCGTGAACGTCCGGCCGACTGACATCCGCGAGCTATGGGACAAGTTCCTCGAGGCCCAGAACGACCAGTCCTTGCTGAGCAATTTCCATAATCAGTGGCTGGGCGTCCCCTACGTCCACAAGGACGATAAGCTGACGGAGGATAACCTTGCACGAGTAGCGTCACGAGCGCCCCTCTCTGTCCTCTCCAGGGAGGCTCAGGTGATGCTGCGGGGAGTGATGGTGGCCGGGCTCGACCAGGGCAAGGGGAACCACCTTGCCATCAACGAGGTCATAGATGGGAAGACGTTCACGAGGGCGCTTCACATCTGCGAAGACCTCGACCAGGCAGAGGTATACATCCGGGCATATAAGTGCTCCGGAGTAGTGATAGATGCCGGCGGTGGCTCATACGCCCAGACTCGCGAGTTCGTTCAGCGACTGGAGGGGTCAGCGATGTGTTACTACCGACCCAAGGATGAGGTGACAGCCCTATACGTCCTCGACGAGGAAAAGGGCGTCATCAAGTGCAACCGCACTGAGATTATCGACCGTATGGTGGCCTCGTTCAAGAATCAGGCGAGGGTCATACCGGGGGACTGGGAGAGCGCCTGCAATGGTCAGTACAAGAAGCAGATGCTCATGCCTGTCCGAATGCTCGACGCCCGAGGCTATCCCATATGGACTGGCGGAAACGACCACTTCTTTCACGCTGAGGTATACGCCTATCTCGCCATGCTCATGGTGGGAGAGTCTGGCGTCCCCCGGCATAAAACACAAAAGGAGAAGACATCATGGAGAGTTCGCTGAAGACGCTATTCAAGGTCGCCTTCCTTGCTTTGCTGCTGCTGTTCCTGGCAGAGGCTTGCACGGCTGCTGACCTGACCGTCAAGTGGACGGTGACTGCTGACGATGGGGAGGATTGCCTCACGGGGCCTCCGCAGGGCCACTACCTCGTTTGGTCACTCGACAGCGCCGCTGTGGTGGCTGCCGATACGAGTAGTGGGTGGATACCGGGGCCGGACGTGACCATCATTACCGACATAACTTCCGAGGCTTGTGGGACGACTCAATATTACACGCTCAGTGACCTTCCTGGGAATGCCACTGTGTACGTCTCCATCAAGCCTTACGATGATGCGGGCAATGTGGCGGCTATGGGAAATGTGGCCGTGCTGCAAACGGACGACGAGATTCCGCCCGCTCCCGTTTGGGATGCTCGCAACTACGAATAGGAGGCCACCGTGGCTAAGAAGAAAACCGAAGGATACAAGCTGGTTGAGTACAAGGGCTGGCTCGCAACCGTGTACCACACCAAGAAGACGCTGTTTCTGTGCATGTACACTGTCATCGTGCTCATCATTGATGCAACGCTGAGAGGATGGTGACATGGGGCTCCGTGCAAAGGCAGCGGCCCTCCTCGACCGGGCTGCACAGTACGTCCACAAGGACAGGGCGGCTGGCGCTGAGTACTGGCTGAAGTACGGTGGTGCGAAGGTAATGAGGCGCTCCCCGAATGCGCCATTTGACATCCTTGCCCGGAACATCAATGCGAATGTGGCCATCTGTGTCCGTGCGCTGAGCGATGCCATCGGTTCTCTCCCCTTGCAGATTGTGAGCACAGAGGAGACGGATGGGGCGGACTCGTCATACGTCGACACCGACCATCCGGCCAATGCCTTGCTCAAGCACCCGAACCCAACCATGACGCTGCGGAAGATTGTCCGGCACATGGTGATGAGCTACCTTGGTGACGGCAACGCGATATGCACCATAGAGCGCCAGACCGGGCCGAACGCAACGCTCGAGCTCTGGCCCAGAGACCCCCGCAACGTGGTGGCGGAAAGACAGGGGGTGCGCGTGGGGGCCTACCGGATTGAGGGGCTGCCGGACGGCCCCCTGCGTTACCCAGCGAGTCGCGTGCTGCACATCTGTGACGTTACGGTCGAAGACCCCCTCTGGGGTAAGCCCCGTCATGAGTCGGTTCGCGTAGAGATTGAGATGGATTACAAGGTGAACCAGTTCAACCGGGCGTGGTTCGAGCACGGTGGGGCGCTTGGGCTGATGTTCACCCCCGATGTCAAACTCACACCAGAGCAGCACGAGCAGCTCCTCGAGCAACTCAAGGCTGACACTGAGGGCGTGGACAATTACTTTGGCACGTTTATCAATCGGTACCCTGGCAAGATAGAGAATCCAGGGCTCAAGCACAAGGACATCGCATTCCTGGAGCTGCTGAAGCATATCCGGGAGAAGATATTCGGTGTCTTCGGGCTGCCCCCCTTCAGGGGAGGGGTGATGGAGTATGCCAATTACGCCAACGCCGTGGCTCAGGACAAGGACTTCTGGAACAATACGGTCATGCCGATAACGTCGACGCTCGCCGATGACATCAACTCGCAGCTGATATGGCCTTACTTCGGTGAGGACATCATGCTGAAGTTCTACTTCGGTGGAGTGCCGGCTTTGCAGGGTGACCCCAAGGAGCGAGCCGATGTGCATTGTGCTTATGTCCGGGAAGGAATCCTCACCAAGAATGAGGTTCGGGAGGAGCTGGGACGTGAGGAGCTGGACGAGCCAGCAGCCCCGCCCCCGACGCCCCCGGACGACGACGAGGACGAGGCCAAGAGCCCGGCCGACAAAGGCGATGATGAAGATAAGCCCACGGCCAAACCTCCCAAAAAGGAGGAGCAGTCGATGGGCCTGGTCATTCTGAAGGAACTCCGGCGGCAGCGTCGGTGCATTGTCTCCTCCATGAGGGAGTTCTCGGTCAATGGTGCGTTCATGTCCCGGTTCTGCTTTCCTGAGAAGGATGTGCAAGCCTTGCTACCCCATGAGCGCACCAACCGGGGACTCCATGTAGCGGTGCTTCCCCCGGCCCGAGCGTTGCTGTACGACCGAGTCGTGGAGCTCCACAAGGGCTCCGAGCTACCGGGGCTACCCGATTCCACCGATGGGCCCACTTCGGCTGCCCTGGGTCTCCTGAAGAGGACTCTGAATGACTTCAACACGGAGACTCGTCAGCTGGTAACCAACGCCCTGTCAGATTGCGACACCTACGGGTGGAGCCTTGACACCCTGACGAAGAATGTGGTGCGGCACTTCTCGCCTGAGAGGGCGGGCCGTCTCGCACATGACATAGTGTCACTGGTCTGGCGTAAGGCCACGACCATCAACTACGAACATGAAGCTGTCGAGAGCCAGGCACTCATAGACAGCAAGACACGCAAGGAGGCTGCGGCATGACATTACCTGAGCCTGGAGACTTTGTTGTCATGACTTGTGCGGGAGTGTGCCAGCTGGACGGTGGCGCCCCGGCCCAGTCATTCCATGATGGGGACACCCCAGATGGTGACATCAAAATACGTGGCTGGCTCACCACGGAGAAGATAAACTCGTACCGTCAGATTGTCAAGGCTGAGACCTTTGACTGGTCTGGTGGGACGTCTCGCTGGAATGGCCGAGTGCTCGACCAGCATGGACGTCGGTTCCTGCTCGGTGGGGGCTCAGACCTGCCAGTCGGCCAGATACTACGGTATGAGTTTGTGAAGGGCAAGGGCTTGTGGGGGTCAGGCCACATCTGGGCTGAGGCTCCCGAGCGCCTGAAGCGGGCCATCCGCGACAAGGTCACCAACGCATTCTCAATCGGCTTCATCCCAGAGGAGGATGGCCTCGACTACGACAAGAAGGAGAAGCTGCTAACAATCTCCAAGGGCGTCCTGCTTGAGGTGTCGACTGTGAACGTGGGGGCCAATGACGAGTCACTTTTCGAGGTATTCCACCAGGCAGCCTTTGCTAAGCCAGACAGGACAACTGAACATAAACCGCGAGACCACTTCTACCTCATACACAAGGGCAGAAGGTATCTCGTGACTGAGGGAAGGATTTACGATGCCGGATAAGAAAGTACCGGACCTGAAAGAGTTCGACCTTGACGTACTCCAGTCAACGCAGGTCAATCTCAAGGATGAGCAGGAAAAGCTCATCGGGATGCACAACAGCCTCCGCGAGGAGGTCACAAAATTCAAGGGTGACCTGATTACGAAGGAAGAGTTCTCCAACCGCATGGAGAAAATCGCGAACGACATCGCCGGTGTTGAGCAGCGGTTGCAGACAGCTGAACAGGCCGCGACCGTTGTTGGCGAGCGCTTTCAGTTCGAAGACTACCGTCACATGCTGACGGGGATGGAGTGGCTGACCCACGAAGATGGCAAGCCTTACTCCGAAGTTGACTACCGGGCCCACGCCCTGTTCCACATGCCCATCGATTACGACAAGCATGACCGGGGCGTCGACCTGAGGAACCTGCGGAACATGCACGATGCCGTCTTGTGCGTCGATGCATTCAAGCAGTTCTCCCACGGCAAGAGCGGGCGCTATCGCCTTGAAGACCAGCCGCTGTGGAAGGCTTTCGTCGAAGAGACCAAGAAGTTCGACGAGAAACTCGGCCACGCCATGGCCGGGGGCAACACCGGCTACGGTGCTGAATGGGTGCCGACTGAGATGTCCGCCCAGTTCAACGAGCTGTTGCGTTTGCAGCCGAGCCTTGCCAACCGCTTCCAGGTGTGGCAGATGGGCAAGGGCGCATCGGGGTACTATCCCTTCCAGAATGGCCGGGCCACGGTCTACAAGGGCGGGGAGTCTACCACCGACAACGCCGAGCAGGCCCGCAAGACCAGCATCGCCACCGACCGGCACCTGTTCACTCCGACCGTGTTCATCGGGGCACTCATCGGGAGTGAGGAGCTGACGGAGGACAGCATCATCAGCATGGTTGATTTCATCCGCAAGGAGCTCTCCATGGCGCTGCTTGAGGGCCTGGAATCAGCCATCATCAACGGTGATACCGCAGCCACCCACATTGACAACGTCCACGAGACCAAGTGGCAGACGTACAATGTGGAGACCACGTTCATCGGGCTACGGGCTCGGGCCGACGACGATAGCAAGACCTTCGACATCGAGACTCCGTCGTCCGGCACTGGCGTGAATGCGCTGGAGCTGGCATGTCTCGAGTATCAGCAGGGCCTGCAGGGTGTCGCTGGTGCTCGACCTGACCAGTGCTTCTGGCTGACTGGCGTCAAGGGCAGGATGCAGATGCTGCATGCTCTGTACGACACTGATGCTCTGGGAGTTCTGCAGTACATCATCTCAGGGCAGCTGCCGAGCATCCTCGGCTCCCCGACTCACATCTCCGGTCAGTACCTTGAGACGCTGGACAGTGATGGCTTCCACAATGCTTCCGGCTCTCAGAAGCACACGTCTGTCACCTATACCCACGCTCCGTCGTGGCGTATTGGACAGCGCCGGGGCATCACGCTCGAAATGGCGAAGGACATCCTGACCCAGCAGCGCCAGTTTGTTGCTACCGCCCGGTGGGACTTCGGCACCATCAGTGCTGACGCCATCGTCCCGGTCACGTGCGGCATTAACGTGCAGCACACGGCATAAGACAGCAGTACTTTGACCTTGTAGAATAGGAGATACCGAAGTGGCAGTAATCTCAAAACCGACTCAGGCGGTCAGCTCCATCGCGTTCAAGACGAACGTCGTAACGGGGGCTACCGTCGGTGGCACGAACGCCATCACGGGGATGGCCACTACTGATGAGGTCTTCGCTATCATCAGGATATCCGAGGACACCATCGGTATGATTGAGGATATCACCACCAACTGCACTGTGGTTGCCGGCGGCTTCACGGCCACGAATAACCTGTCCGGTCAGTTGGCGCTTGTCCTCTGGCACGATACGTCGGCGTAAGCTGGCATAACCTAACCATGAGTGGGGTCGCTAGCCCGGCCCCGCTCTTTTAGCACTCTTGGAGGAGTACTATTATGAAGTTCGCACACATCATCAGCAGCGACGTCAGGGAGATTTACGACGCCCCCGTAATGAAGACAGGGTACTTTTGTTGGCATGCAGCGTTCAGGGGCCACATTGGCCAGTGGCAGCAGCTCAGGTTGAGGCTTAAGCAGTTTGACATCATCATGGTCACGCTCGCCAAGCCCGAAGTCGACGCCCGCACAGTGCAGCGCTTGCGGAACCTGGTTTCCCCCCGCACTATCATCGTTGGCGTCATGGATTACGCTGTGCAGCTGTGGCGCTCCGGCTACAATCCCCACGCCCTCGAGGACGCCATTGCCTATTGCGACATGGTGTTCGGCCCCGAGCCGATGATTGTCCGCCAGACCAATGGGTTCACGCCCCCCGGTGACACCTGCAAGCTCATCCAGCATCCTGCTGACCTGGAGAACCTGTCTAAGGTGGGCCCCGGCCAGTCTTCAATCGAGCTGGACATAGGAGCGGTAGTGCACCGCTATGACGGCAACTGGTTCAGTCCGTATGCCGCCTTGAGGGACTTGCCGTACCTGTACGGTGCGTGGCTGATGGATGCTGCCCTGCTGGATGAATGCAAGGCGTTCTTTGACATAAAGTTCCAGATTGCGCCCTATCCACAGTTCCTCGGGTGGGTGAAGGCCCGGAAATGCATTGTGGACTCGTATCACTGGGTCAACTCGTGGGGGCGGCTACCGATTGAGTGCGCTGTGCTGGGGACACCATGTGTCGGCTCCTCGGCCTGCCACACTCAGGCGGCATTGTGGCCGTCGCTTACCTCTGCCCCTGGCGACACCTGCATGATGAGGGGCCATATCGAGCGAGTTATGGAGGACGAGGAGTTCAGGAAAGAGGCACTTGATTATGCCAGGGCTCATGTCAACACATACGGCCTCAGCAATCGGCGTTTGCGTTTGCTCGAGGAGCTACAGGAGAAGACTCGTAACTTCCGTGGCAACGAGGCCATCCACAAACTATACGAGGAGAGCAAGTCATGCAAAGCAGAATTAGCAGGGCAATAAAGCTCCTACAAAAGGCAGGCTACAGGGTGGAGTCGCCTGAGGCCAACAAGATGACGAGCGACATATCGTCAGCGGGGCTCGACGGTGAGATTATCACCGTGGCCCCCAGCACCCCTGAAGCCTTCCGCCCGTACGAGGAAGTGGACGACGATTCGGTTCCGGTCAATATGGGGGGCGGCGAGTGGACTGGCGAGGAACCGTTTGTAAACCATCTGACCACGTCCCCCTACGAGGACTGCAAGGACTCTGAGGCCGACCAGGAGGGACGTTCGGGGGACGATGGGTGCAACGGTGCGTCCGAGGACGATGGAGGGCTCCATGGCTGAGACAGCAACTCAAACTGCAAAAGCGGTCGTGGCCGCACCGATGCTCGTTTCGCTGGCTGAGTACTACCTGTTCGCCGGCATAAGCGCCCCGAGCAACGCCACCCAGATTGAGCAGGCCATCAAGGACGCCACATCAGCCCTTGCGCAGACGACCGGGCGCTTCTTTTCTGTTGGGCGGTACACCCAGGCAGTTGAGGAGTTCCGCGGGGATGGGGGCCTCCGGTACTTCCCGCGACAGGCCCCAGTCGTGTCGGTTGATGCAGTCGAATACTGGGATGGCAGCGACTGGGAATCTGTGGACAGCAACTACACCCCCTACACTGATGGCAACTACATCGCCTTCCGTGAGGGGCTCAGGTTCTCGCGGTCTAAGATTAATCTGTGGAGGGTCACGTATACGTTCGGGTATGCCCGCCTTCCGGAGGACTTGAAGCGGGCCCTGTGCCTCCTGGCGAAGTTTAACTCTTCGGCCCCGGCCCAGCAGCAGCTGGCATCGCAATCTGACGGCGAGCAGTCGTTCTCGTACTTCAAGGGCAGCAGTGAGCCCCCCAAGGAGGTCGACGACGTGTTCGCACGTTATGGGAGGTTCTACACCTATGGCTGATTTTGACATGTCTCTTCGTATGCAGCCGAAGCAGCCCCTCCACATAGCGAGGATGGGCCTCCTCTGCAAGAGGAAGCTCGGCCTGGAGATGGAGAAGGTGGTGAACCTGCTGGAGAAGGCGGTTCGCCGCAATGTGTCTGGCGGGATTCTTGTGGGGCGCTCAGGGCGCTACCGCTCACATATCCACGGACGCCTTGAGGAGCACACTCTCGGCTGGGTGGGCGTTGTTGAGGTTGACCTGGCTCAGGTGCCTTACGGTCGCATTCATGACCTCGGCGGGCAGGCCGGGCGGAACCACGCCACGCACATCCCAAAGCGAGGCGTCTTCCGTAGGGCGCTCAAGGACAACAAGACTGCCGTGAGGGCCTACATGAAGCATTATGCCGCAAGCCTGGTGAGGTACTGACGATGGCAAATACGAGAGTAACTATGCTGACGGCGCTGGCGACGGCGCTGGAGGGGCTGACAGGCGTCAACAAGGCGACCCTGGACCTTGTCTCCCCGATAGAGCAGCGCCAGTTCGCCCCATATGTGGGCGTCCTCGCCTCTACGGAGCGCCTTATGGCGGAGGATGCCACCAAGGCCCTATACGACCTCAGCGTCGACCTCATCCTGGTGCAGGAGGGGAACAACATAGAGAATCTGCTCACGGCCGTGCGGGACTACTGCCAGTCGTCCACCACCGCCGCAGCCATTGGCGCTAAGTCAATAAGTGTGGACGAGGTCATGGATGTGAACCTCATCTACAACGATGCATACAGCACCACACGACTGGTGACCACAATATACTACACAAGTACGAAAGGAGCCTCGTAATGGCACTTACTATCACGTGGGATGAGTACCATGGCGGAGGGGAGGTCAAGAGCGACAACGTGACGAACCTCGTGTTCGGCTCGTCAGACAGCGCTGACTTCACCCCCATGGACTACCCCATCACGGCTGGCCTTTGCAGCTACGGCAAGTATGTCAAGGTCGACTTCGCCGGCATGGCCGGGGAGGGCGTGACCGAAATACAGACGGCCAAGATACACAAGTCGGCCGGAGCCTACGTCACTGACGAGGTTATGACCTTCGATGGCCTGTCTGTGTCGTACGCCACCCCCTCTCAGGATTCGCTCGGGAACTCGGCTATTCCAACGTCGACCCCTGGGGCACAGAACCTTGGGCTCGGCGGAAGTGACACGGGTGTGCTGGTGGCGGATGGGCAGAGCGACTATGGTCTTTTCCAGATAGAGACCAGCTCCAGCACCCCCAACGGTGCACTGAACAACAAAACCATCACCGTCACGTGGGACCAGGTATAGTCACGAGACAGGAGGGATACAACCCGTGCGATGGACAGCACATTTTGCAGACGGCGCTATACTCCAGCGTGACTTACAGATTTATGCGGCCATTCAGCCCCGGCTGAGCGAGCTTGTCAAACTGACGCTGGAGTATGGCCCCGCTATAGCTGAAGTCGATTTCGGCTCCGGGGCGGTGAGCATCAACGGACAGGTCATCATTATGGTTCCGTTGGCACACTTACACGACATACGCCCGATTTGCTTCCGACGACTGTCAGCTGAAATCTCCACCAGCGACAGCAGAAGAAACATCACATGCTCCTTCGGTGGTATCGGAGTGCAAGGCCTCACCAGCCGCCAGCAGAATATGCAGGCGTGGCTAAGCATCGACCATGACGGTAGGTGGGAGCTTCACGAAAAAGGAGTGAAACGAGCACTATGGCAGCCAAAAAGACAGAGAATAGTCCTGGTGGGCTCACAAGGCACATCACGGTAACGGTTATCATCCAGCTGATAATGCTTGCCGTGGGGCTGACCGCCCTGTACTACCAGACAGCAGCGACGACCCAGCAACAGCTCAACGAGCTCGGCGTGGAGATACGCAAGGAAATCAGCAACATCAAGGTGGGGTGTGCCGTCAGCCACGGAAAGTTCGAAGCCCGCATAGGCAAACTTGAGGACTGCTGCTGTCGATACGATGAGCACCTGAGCCGAGAGATAGATAGGGGGACGCCCTGATGGCACAACTGCTCATAATCACAAAGCAGCACTGGACGGAGCTCACCCCCATGGACGACCTCGACACTCGCAGGAAGCGGGCGGGCAGACCTCGGGTGGGGGATGTCATCCTGGTGCGCCCCGACGACTGGGAGTGGGGTCGGCTGGAGGGGCCGCCCGACTTTTTGGTCGTCCGCTTGCCGGGCGTACCGTGCGGGGCGCTCAAGCACCTTGAGGAGCCAGGAGACAACGGTCAGCGACGTAGGTATAATGCTCACAAGATAGTTGTGGCGGCCATGAATGCGAGCACGATTGATGGCTCGTTCTCATGCGACGTCAAGTATCTGGTGGAAAACCTGCGCGACAAGCGCGCAAAACCGATGACGGACTAAGATGGCTACCGTAACCAAGACAGTCAAGCAATCGGGCGGTGATTATTCATCACTCGAGTCCTGCCTGAATGCCAACGAGCAGAATCTCGTTACTGCCGGCGATACCTTTGTCGCCAGCTTAGAGGGCACCTGGTCTGTCGACGATACGACCTCAGTGCTCATCGACGGCTGGACTTGTGATGCCGACAATTACATACGCATCGAGACGGACGCTGACGCTCGCCATGATGGGGCCTGGTCGACAACCGCTCACCGGCTCGTGCCATCATCGACACGATGTATCGCCTGCAAGGAGCCATACACTGAGATAGTCGGGCTGCAAATGGATAACTCTGCCGGTGATAGCCGGGCAGTGTGGCTGCTGGAGGGGCCGAACGGAGTTGTCATCAGCCACTGCATCATTAAGAGCGACGAAGGAGAAAACGGCATTGAAGTGTCTTCGCTCTCTGGAGCGTCGACAATCTACATATACAACAACATTCTTTATGACCTCGGCACTCGCGGTATCCTTATCAATGACGCCAACGCCACCGCTTATGTTTACAACAACACAATCGATGGCACAAGTTCTGTTGGCATTTATGCGCAAGCCGGCACCACGGTTGCCAAGAATAACCTTGCTGCCAATTGCAGCAGCTACAGCTACTATGGCACCTTCGATGGTAATTCCGATTACAACGTTTCTGATGACGGAGAGGATACTGGCGGGGCTCACGACGAATCCTCTCAGACCTTCACGTTTGCAGGGGCCGCTGATTATCATCTCGACTCGGCTGATGCCGGAGCACAAGGATATGGCACAGACCTGTCGAGCGACGGCTCCCTGGCCTTTGAGGACGACATCGACGGCGACACTCGTGATACCCCATGGGATTGTGGCGCCGACCAGGTTGCAGCAGCAGGCTCAACGGAAACGTCAACCAAGTCCGCGACTGGGCACGTAAGGTCAACTGACACCGACACAGCAACCGCGACTGGGCATGTAAGGACTTCAGCGACCGACACAGCGTCCGCAACCGGCCACGTAAAGGTTGCTGCGCAAACAGACTCCGCGACCGCCACAGGACACGTCAGGTCAGCCCAGACGGACTCCAGCACCGCGACCGGGCACGTCAAGCGAACCGGCGAGACTTCCAGCGCAACGGCCACCGGCCACGTCGGGACTGGCACTCAGACTTCGACCAAGTCCGCAACCGGGCACATAAAGGCTGCTGGCGAGACAAGCACAGTCAGCGCCACCGGGGCGGTAGCCAAGGTCGAGACCGATACCGTTACGGCTACAGGGCACGTCCTGGCGTCCTCCAGCGACGGAATTACAGCCACCGGCCACGTCGCATCAGCGACCCAGACGGCCACTGCCACCGCAACCGGCCATGTCCTCTCGTCTGCGACTGACTCCGTCAGCGCCACCGGGGCGGTCTCGGTAGTCGACTCAGCCACCAAGACAGCCACCGGACACATGCTTGCCCCGGCCACGTCGACTGTCAGCGCCACCGGCTATGTGACTGGTGGTGTGTCGCTGACTGCAATCGTCGAGGACGCCATAACGGCGGTGTATAACCTGCTGAATGGCGACACGGCAGCGCTCGGGGATACGGGTGGTATTGTGGAGACGGCGGTAAGCAAGACGTTCACCCTATTGGATGGAGCATTATAATGGCAGTGACAGTATACAGTGGTGGGCACAATCAGGCCGACCTGACACTCGACGCCGTTACGATAGGTGTCGAGAGCAACGACCCAAGCGGCATAGCTGGGGACGCTGCTGTATTCACGACAGATTACTGTGTGAACCACAAGGTCGTGCTCTCCATCAGGGTTCACACGGCATTCGCGAACCAGCCCCACAACCAGGCTCAGACGGTGGCGGTGCTGGACGCTGTGATAACGAAACTAAAACGTAACCTGAGGCTGGCAACCGACTACCTCATCGCGGGCTTTTCCGCAGCGTACTACCGGGAGTCCTTCCCGGAAAGCGGTACGCAAGGTGGCCAGGTAAATGTCGAACTGCATGTGCTGGCTGAATACCGACAGGAGTAAGCATGAAAGTGGTAGGGACAAGGACAGGTCGTAATCGAGCGCCCCTTGCGCTCCGTAATGTTGGCTTGAGGAGGGAGTCATGCCTTGACTTCAAGAGGGGCAAGGTCGTGGTCGCCAGCAGGGAAGCCTTCAGCGAGCTTGACAGGAGGGGCTGGGCCATCCGGGCCGAGACGCCTAAAACGCAAACGCAGGTGAATGCCACCGCCCAGGTGGTTTCCACCGAGGAAGAGCAGGAGTAACGAATGGACACTATCTACGAGGGCCGCGAAATACGGATGGGCTACTCAATCCAGGCCCAAAACACCTTCGGGACTCGTCGTGTCGACGGAGACACGTTCACCGAAATCAAATTGACTGCTCCGGTCGACATAGACCCCGACGTCAAGCCACATGAAATCGCTACGGTCAGTGGCGAGAAGGGGAGGACGCTGGACCAGCTCATAAACAACACGAGTGGAAGCATCCCCAAGTTCACAACGCAGGGGCCGTTTTGCCTGTACGAGAGTGATGTCTTCCTCCAGGCGTGGTTCCAGAATGTGTCAGAGGACTCCTCGCCTGCATACACCAAGAACTTCACGCCCCTCACAACGCACCCTGACTTCACCGCCACCGACGAGGGATTCTACGTCACATGGATGAAGCGATTCCCGGCAGCCTCTACGTCGTGGGCATTTGAGGGCTGCATAGTGCAGTCGTTCAAGCTCTACGGGGAGCGAGATGGCGCCCTGATGCTTGACGCCTCGTGGGTCGCTCATGGCGCTCCGGAGTATGATGCAAATCCGTCAGGCACGTGGGAGCGGGGCCTGGATGGGCCGGGCGGCAGTGACGCCAAGGACAGCGCTTATGGCTGCCTATTCTTCAACGACATCGACACCTGCCAGATAAGTGTCGGGGACACCGCTGCAGTCGGCCTGGCTCTGTACTCGTTCAGCATTGAGATGGCGCACGAGGTCGAGGGGGTCAGCCCAGACGGTTCTGGCTCATTCGAGAACTGGGGCATCCACTCCCGCGAGGGCACCATCGAGCTAAAGGCACTCAAGGACACGACCGTCGAGAACCTGCTGGAGAACTGGCCGGTAGACACCAGCAGCACCTTCACCCTGCGGTGGGGCTCGGCTGGCGCAAACGCCGACGGCGAGCTGGAGGTCATAGCAGTGTTCAAGCCCACATCCATAAAGCTGGAGGAGGACGGCCTCATCGGGGCCATCATACAAGGCGACATCCGCAAGGCAGCGGGCGCTGGTAACTACTCCCTGCAGGTAAATATGTCGAACTCAATTGACCGGGCGTGGTAGCACGCCAGAACAGGAGCCTTTCATGTTAAGGACAGTAAGAGACAAACGCACGTACGACGTGCCAATGGAGATTGCCGGCGAGGAGGTAGTGTTCCGAATTTCCGGCATGTCTCTGGACGACCGGGCCGCCCTGGTAGCAACCTGCCAGACGGCACAAGAAAATTCCACAAACCCTATAGGCGATGTGCTTGACGAGATTTGCAAGCACGTCGTCTGGATAAAAGGGCACGAGGGGACGCCTCGTGAAATACTGGGGGCGCTGGAGTATGACGAGGACTTGCATGCTATCATGAAAGGTCTCGTCGACTTCACGACTCTCCCGGAGGCAGAACGAAAAAACTTACTCTCCTCGCCGGGGCGGCCTATTCTGGCTTCGGCGGGGAGCCCTGTGGAGAAGCCTGTAGAGAAGGTCGTCGCGCCTGTTTCAACCATCCCAGAAAAGACGGCACCATAGTCGCTAAGGGGCAAGGGATGGAGCCTGTGGTGCTAACCCGTGACAACTGGGCGCACCTTGTTGACGTGGTGCGCGAAAGGGCCGGGACGGACGTGCCGATGTGGAAGTGCTTGGCCGGATACTATTCTGTGTGCATTCCTTCCGTGGTCGACACGTTCGCCGCTTATGCGTGGCAGTTGTATGCGCTGAGTGGGTATCTACGCAACGAGACGGTGGCGAGCATCTCTCAGCTACCCACAAGGCTGGTCGAGGCATTCCAAGTGTTCCGCACTGAGATTGACAGGATAGAGCGTATCCGCAAGCGGGCCCAGGAGAACAGGGACAAGAATAGAAGCAAGAACAGGAGGCTCCCCAATGGCCGACGACAAGTATAATATACTCGTTGATGCGAAAATCACGGCCGACGCCAAGATAAAGAATCTCACCAAGAGGCTCGCAGACCTTGGTGGGCCGGAGATGGTGAAGGCGAACCGCACCGTCAACAAGCTCGAACGTGAGATAAATCTCTTGTCGGGCACGGCCAAAAAGGGCCCGAAGATATTCACCAAGTTCACCAACGGCATTGCTATCGGGAACATAGCGGCTGAGGCTGCCATGGGACTGATGCGGGGGCTGAAGAATGCCATTCTCGGCACTCTCGAGGCTGCCGCAAATACTCAGGCGCAATGGACGATGGTGACTGCTGCCCTGGAGCGCCATGGGCTCGCCACCGAGAACAACATAACCGTCGTCAAGCAGTTCGCCTCCCAGATGCAGACACTTACGGGTGTGGCCGACGAAGAGTGGGGCCGGGCCGTGCAGACGATGGTCGACCGGGGGGCCTCGCTGTCGCAGGCGTTCGACCTGGTGGGGGCAACCGCCGATGTCGCGGCCAGCAAGAACAAGGACATGTCACGTGTCTTGAATGAGATGGCTGACATTATTGGCCGTAAGGACTTGCTGGTCTTAGAGAAGTACGGAGTCGAGGTCGACAAGAATGCCGGCTTCACAACTCAACTTGACCAGGCGATATCGCAGCTCAACAAGAACTTCGGCGGGGCGGCTGCTGACAAGGCTGACACCTATGCCGTGAAGATGGCGGTGGTGGGGCAGACGTTTGGTGACCTGCAAGAGAAGATAGGCTTGCTCGTGTTGCCGGTGCTGACGGAGCTGGGGAGCCTGGCCACGGAAGTCATCGAAGAGTTGATGCGCATAATCGACGTCCAGTTCCCGCAGACGGAGGCTGAGGGCTTCACGGGCAGCGTGAAGGATATGCGCGCGCAATTCAGGGGGCTCTCAGACGACGTCCGCCCCGTGGTGGTGGCGATGGTGAGCGGCATCCAGATAATCTGGAACGCCCTGTGGACCCTGATGACACCAGCCCGCTTGATAGGTGAGGCCATCATAGGGCTCGGCAAGGGATTCTTGGCCTTGGTTTCTGGCGACTTCCGCAAAGCAGCGGAGGCGCTGCCCGCAATCTGGGAGGGCTGGGGTGACGTGCTCGGTGAGAGCAAGCAGGACTTCTGGGACCTCATCGCTGCAGCCCAGAATCTCGGGGCTGCCTTTACTGGAGACCTTGGTGAAGTGGCCCGCGAGAACCTTGCCCTTACCACAGCTACCGTCACGGACATGGTCGACACCGTCGCCAGTATTCCTCCGGCAGTGTTCTACGGGGACGATTCCCTCTCTGACGATGAGCTGAATATGGCGGAGATAGATGCGGCAATCAGGAAGACCGTCCGCACCACTCGGGCCGTTACCACTGTGCAAAAGCAGGCCTTCAAACAGCTCGGGGCCAGCATGCAATATTCGATGAATGGGGCAATTGGCAGCATCGTCAATGGCCTCGGCTTCCTGAGGACTGAGTCCAACGGCATATTCAAGCAGTTGGCCGCAGACTTCATGCGGGAGTTTGTTAATCGCATCCTTTCGGCGGTTGCGAACATATTAATCCCAAGGCTGCTGTCTCTTCTCGCCTCGATTTTTGACACCCCCGCCAATGATAGGATGGCGGCCCAACAGGGAGCTGACTTTGGTCGGTACTTTATGGCTGGGGCGCTGGGTGTCATGGACTATGCAAACCTCGGCAACGCATTTGCCGTCACAGCTGGAGGGGGGCTTGGCGGTGGGACTACCGTCAACCAGAGCCTAAGCCTGCAATTCCACGGGCCGGTGACGTCGGCCGAGTTCGTCGAACGTGAGATTGTGCCCCAAGTAGAGGCTGCTGCCAGGAGGCGGGCGTCGAGCCTCGTGATAGACGACACAGAATTATCAGGAGGTCGATATGTCCGTTAAGCTATTTGCCACCGGGGCCATGCGCAGGGTTGAGGTAGAGTCAGTCACGTCTGAGGCTACCGGCTACGACATCGAGAACGCCCTCGACTTTTGCTTGAAGACTTACTGGAAGCCGACCACAACCGGCGACCAGACAATCGTCTTTGACCTGCAGGTTGCGCAGAAGGTAGACGCCTGGGGGCTGTTCATACACAACTACGAAACCGACCATGGCCCCACGTCATCGCCTGAGGTAGTGGTGTCGTGGAGCGACGACAATGTAAGCTGGACAGGATTCGACACGTGCACATTCGAGGACATGGGTGCGTCACACGTAACTAATGGTGGGCTCGTCAAGCTCGAAGGCTTCGGCGCCCAGACCAGGCGGTACTGGAAGTTTGTATTCCAGAACATGGCGACGACCATAGAGATATCTCAGTTCCTGCTGATGCAGAGGCGCACGGTGTCCGTCAACCCGAGCTACCCGACTGCGAGCCCAAAGTCGTTTGGGAACCTTGTAACGTGGCTACACACTAACGAGCGCTCCGTGGCTGCCGGCTCCAGCATCCCATTCTGCAGCTACCAGCGAAAGTGGACGCTCTTCCTTTCGGCGGACGCTGACACCATGGAGGCTGCCTACGATGGTAGCTACGGCGACCGCTTCCCGATAATATATCAGGAGACAACCGGCGAGCACATGCTGATGTACATAACTTCCTCAGACTTCAGCCTTGTGCCCCGAGAACATGAGGTATGGGACTTGTCACTTAACTTTGTGCAAGTGCCGTACCTGCCAGATGGAGAGGTATTCTGATGATAACTTGCCCAACGGAGTTTGAGGCTCAGAGGCGCAACACTACGAGCAAAGCCAACATGGTCGTGGTAATTCAGGTCGGCAGCGTCCTGTACGGATTCAGCGAGGCGAGCGGGCAGCTGACGCACAATACGGTTGCGCTTGAGGTGCGCCCCTTGCTGGTTGGGGTCTCGGGGCTGAAGCGCACCTTGGATGTCTTCACTAAGAAGTGGAATGTTGCAAGCGTAAAGGTGACGCTCGCGAACGAGCCGTTCAGGCGGGACACCGCTGGCACGGCACACGACTTCGACATGTCCGTGCGCATAAGCGAGCTGCTCGTCGATGTTAAGTTTGCCCCGGTTGCGATATACCTCGTGAACTCAGATGAGGTCACAGACGTCTACACTGATTCGCTGCGCATCTTTACGGGCTATGTGTCCGCCCGCCCGAAGTATAATCGGCAGCGCCTCGAGCTTATGGTCATAGAGCGGTCGTATACAGAGGAGAAGATGCTGCCGCTGCACCGCATGGGGGACGTCTTCACGGACACCCCTGATGAGTACGCTGACCAGCTTGTGCCCCTGGCGTATGGTGACTTTGATTTTGACCTGGACAACACGTCAGCCAAGGGGCTCGCGATTGCAGTCCCAACCAACGCCGACGGCATGCCGGTGTTTGTTGTTTCGGACCACGCCATGGACACGATTACGGATGTGTACACCGTCGACCCACAACTGACAGACCCTGTCCGCTACACCACACTCACGGCTGATGTTGATAGCGGGGGCTATGGGGTGTACACGGCTACTGCCGAGGTCGAGGGGTATGTGTACCCTGTGGACCCTCTCGTTGATGGGCTGACGAAAAGCGATGCAGACTGGGGCACATGGGCCGACGCTGAGCCGATAGCAAACTTCCAGAATGCCGTCGACCACAACGACTCCACATACGCTGTCCTTTACGACAACGTGCAGGATGACAGTGCGAGTCAAGTGGAGGGGCTTGCCATGTTCCACATCGTGGAGTGGCCGTCGTACGAGAAGCCCACGTATTGCCACATCCAGTTCAAGACGACTGACCCAGCCGGGGATACGGGCACACCTGACACCTATAGTGTGTTCGGCTCAGTAACGGGGGACACAGTAAAGTCGGGGCCACCCCTGTTCCCGAGCAGGGATGACGGAACCACGTGGCAGACCAGCCCCGCCGACATGCTGACGTACTGGGACCCCGAGGACGGTGACCCACTGCCCGAGTTCTTCGCGATTTACCGTTTGAACACCGGGAGCAACTGGACCCCGGACGGCATACTGAACAACTCAGCCATGCTGAACATCCACGACGTCAGGCTGAAAATGAAGTACCCCACCGTGGCTATCGACGGCTACAAGACGGTCGGCTACGTAGCTGGGAGTGGGCGCACCTACGGCACCTGGATTAACTCACGCTCCAGCGAGTATTCCAGTGGGGATGTCATAACTGACGGGGCTGGTGTCATCGAGGACATCTTGCGCAGTGAGCTTGGGATGACGTCCGCCGACATCGACCTGGCGTCATTCATAGAGGCCGAGAACACGAGCATGCCGATGCACCTGAATTTACACAGCGGCAACAAGGCAATACCGAGCACGCTGTTCCGTAAGATAGCCGAACAGTCTACCTTTGCGTTTCTGTGGTCACTGGCCGGGAAGGCCCGCCTCGTGAACCTGGACGCTGAGCCCGCGAGTGTCGACAGAACAATCAAGTACGCCCACATCGTCGACGGCAATGTTGAGGTAGAGGACACGGAGTTCCTTGTAAACAAGCTCATAGTAGCGTCGCGGTACTGGCAGGAGTATCAGGATTACCGGGACAACGCCGTCATCGAGAACTCAACCAGCCAGACGGACTACGGCACGTGGGAGTACGAGGCCAAGTGGGACTTGCTGTGGGGGGCGGCTGTCACGTACCTCGCCGGACACCTTGTCTCCGACAGCGATGGCATATGGTCGCACCTGCACGACGTCATTTCATTCAGCACAGTCGGGCACATTCATGCTGACGTGGAGGTTGGGGACTGGGTCGAGCTGGAGAGCACTGAGCTGGACTTCCACCTACTGATGCGAGCCAGCTCATGGTCGGGAAAGAAGCTCCTTGTGGTGAGCCGGGAGATAAAGCGCACACACATGCAATTCAAAGCATTGGCATTATACTAATAGGAGGCTGACATGCTTGGATTCTTAGGTAAGGCCCTCAAGGTCATCGGGGGCATCGTGGCTCCGGGGACTGAGGCGGCAGGGGCCGTCGAGACGGTCAAGAAAATCATCAGCACCAACGCCCTCGCCCAGGAGAAAGTGCAGGCACTTGAGATTGAGGAGAAAAAGATAATCCTCGAGGAGCTCCGGACCACTCACGCCCTGTACGCCAAGGAGCTGTCAACAACTGACCCATTTGTACGCCGGGCCCGCCCTGCTGGGCTGTGGCTGGTGTTTGCGGTGCTGGCCTTGCACTTTGTGGTCATCCCGCTGCTCAACACCATAGCCACGTACTTCGGGCATGACCCAGTTGTGATGACGCTACCGGAGATACCGGAGACAGTGGCGTGGCTGATGGGGAGCATCTTTGCACTGTACTCTGGCGCCCGCTCCTGGGATAAGCGGACCGAAGCCAAGAAGGGAGGGCAATGATGTACCACCTGTCCGAGAGCTCCATGCGACGATTGGCCCCCTGCCACAACGAACTGAGGCGCTTGGCGTGTGAGGCTATCCAGACGTCGCCGGTGGACTTCGCTGTGATATGTGGCCTTCGGACTGAGGAAGACCAGAACAAGGCATTCGAGGAAGGACACTCCTCCCTCAGGTGGCCCCACTCCCGACACAACCGCTCGACCAGGCCTGATGGGACGTTCGATTACCGGCGATGTGATGCGATGGACATCGTGCCGTATCCGGTTGAGTGGCCGGACAAGAAGGCCGACTCGGCAGACGAGTACGCCCGCAAGCTCAAGCGGTTCGTCGATGTGGCGGCTCACATCCTCTCCACAGCCAAACGCCTGGGAATCCCAATCCGCTGGGGTGGGCAGTTCCCCACCCTGTTCGACCCTGCCCACTACGAGCGCATGGCCCCGTAAGGCCCCCTGCCGGCCCGCGAAGGACGCTGGAAGCGACTCCACGTCCTCGCGGTGCCCATCTCCGTGCAACCGGACGACCAGCCCGCCCCCGGCCTCCAGCGTCGGCTACAGCGCCCCGGCTGCAACTGGCCTGGACGCTCCTCTTGTAACCACCTGCAACACATCAGGATACGACGGTTAATTTAATTTTTCGCCAAATCTTCCAGAATGGGGCTCAGCATGGATAAAAAAGTTGCTCTCGCAACTCGTTGCCCTGTGGGCATTTGAAAATAACCTGAAAAAACAGCAATATTTTCTTTGGTCTTTCGTGTTTTGGCCCGTTATTGGGGGTGTAGCAAGGACACGAACCAAGGAGGACTCAAATGAACTCAGAACTGACACAATTCCCAGGAGACGCTTGCGGAGGCAGCAGCCCCAGCCAGCGCGAAATGAATTACATCGCCGAAGTGGCGGTGGGCCTCCGCCCCCCGCTCCCAGGCGACGAGACGAAAGCACATTTCTGGCGTAAGGCCCAACAGCGGTTTGAGGCCCGGCGGAGTGCCCGCCCCCTGAGCTCCCACGTTTTGATACTCGGCCGCACAGCCCTGTCGGACGAGTTCGTCGACCAGGATGGGGATACGTGGCTGGTTTACGAGGACTCAGCTTGTGACACCTGTGGCGAGGAGCTCTGCGAGGAGACTTTTGTCCACATCCCAACCGGCCATTCCTATTGTCGCATCTGCCTGGAATGCCACTACGACGTGAGGTTTGTAGGATGAGCAGGCTCTCTGAACTTAACAGGGGCTGCGTGCCTGTCGAGTTCGTCGATGGGCACCACGCCGTGCACTGGACTGACGCTGAGGGCGTCGTTGGCATCCTCGCCGAAGGCTCGATGTCAGAAGGTGGGAGCTTCTCCACTTCGCTGAGGCTACCATTTGACATCAACAACGGTTGCCCGTTTGGCATCATAACTCGCTTGTCCGCCTTGGAGGCTTTTGGCTACCACTTCCACGACCCCAGCGACACCGGCTGCACAGCCAAGGAGCTCAGGTGGGAGCTTACACCGCCTGAGGACGGTATGGGCTTGCCGATGCACAAAATCTGTGGCTTTGTGGTGCGCACCATGGCCGACGCCGAAACATTGAGGCTCATCCTCACGAACGAGTACGTGCTGATGGCGGGGAAGCCCCGCCCCGATAACCGGCCCACCCTGATTCGCCTGATGAACCGGACGGCGATTATCGTGGCCGCATGGCCGGAGGACACCACCCCATGAGTGAACGAAAGAAGATTCTGGACAAGGTGCGCAAGCTCGTCGAGCGGGCCAACGGCACTGACTTTGAAGGCGAGGCGAAGACCTGCATGAATATGGCCCGCGACCTGCTCGCCAGGAATCAGCTCAGCATGGCTGAGGCGCTCGACGCCCCGGCCCGCACCCAGAAGTTGGAGCGTGAGGAGCTCGATGAGAATGTCATGTTCGGCAGGTGGCAGGTAAGGCTCGCTCAGCTGGTGAGCGAATTTACGGCATGTGAGACGTTTTGCGACAGGGCTGGCGGCAGACGGAGGCGGCTGGTGTTCATCGGGGCCCCAACTGAGCTCGCCGTTTGTAAGCTATTGTGGGATGCTCTCTACCCCCAGGTCTACAAACGCATAGACGAGGAGAAGGCTCGCTACCGCAAAAGTTACGCTGAGCACTACAATTGCAAGCCCGAATTGTGGCGGTCTCGCAGAAACACCGGCAATTACATCGCTGGCCTCATGAGTGGGCTTGAACAGGCGCTTGCTGAGCGACAGGCGGCAGAGGCCGATTGCAAGGCGCTCGTGCTCGTCAAGCCTGACGCCCTTGCCAAGCTGGTCGCGGCAGTGCCAAGGACGCCGAGCCCCCGATGCCATGCCAATGCTGGCTCGGCCACGTTCCACCGGGGCTATCAGCACGGCAAGAGCACAGGCATCAACCCTGCACTAAGTGAGGAGAACCGTGGCTAAGAAGAGGCCCCGCCGCATAAAGGCGCACGATTTCCCAGGGTGGCCCTCCGCCCGTACCAAGTGTGTGGTCTGCGGTGAGGACATCATATATGACGTATACACGATGAAGGGAGGCCAGAAGGTGAGGCGCACACCGCCCCGCACACACAGCGGCATGTGCGCCTACAGATTGAAGTTCGTAAGGGCCGAGAAGAAGATTCAGAAGTACAATAAGCAACGTGGGCTCAGCCCACACAATCAACCAAAACCGAAGGAGGCAGTTATGCCGACGAATGAAGAAACCACCACCCTGAAGCGCCTCAACGCTTCAACCACCATGTGGCACAACTACGAGCGCTACACCCAGAACCTCGACGCCATGAACAAGGTCGGGAAGGCCTCAGACATCAAGGTGACCGAGGCCGAGGATGGTCAGTACGAAGTCAGCCACAAGAAGGACGTCATCTACCGCACCGGGAACAAGCGCTCCCTGCTGTTCTTTGTGCTGCTGCAGACCGTGTCAATAGCGGCTGACGGCGAACTCACCACGGAGACGGTCGACGCCCCCTCCACCGCCAAGCCCAAGGCGAAAGCCAAGCCGAAGCCGAAAGCCAAGGCGAAAGCCAAGCCGAAGGCCAAGGGAAGGAAAGCCAAGCAGGCCGAAGCCACCGCCTGAGGGAGCAGGTAGCACCCCAACGGGCGGGCTCTTAGTCGGGCCCGCCCTTGCCATTTTACACATAGGAGTCGGCTGTGAAAAATGCTTCACCATTCTGGGAATACGTCATCAAGCGGCAGCTGCAGTGGGCACAGAACTGCAGCGGGCACCGGCTCTATAGCGGGGGGGATGTCAACGACATTTTCCGTGATTATCACTTTTGTAATAACTACCGAGAGGCTGACCGCACCACCATGGCCCTGCTCTCCTGGGTGAAGACTCGCCGCCGCCGCTGGACCGCTGCTTCGCTGGCGTTCAACGTACTCGCCTACAGATTTTTCAACGGGCCCCAGGTTGTCGAGGAGTGGTGGCCCAACGGGCTCGACCTGGTGAAGTTCTCCTGGAAGGCTTTAGCTGACCAGCTATTGCAGCGACAGGAGCTCGGCGAGAGGATTTTCCGAGGGGCGTACCACATTTGCCCAGTG